GTTCGCACTAATATTAGTCCAGCGAAACTTCTCCCAAAGTCGTTGCTTAGTAGCAACGGCCCCAGGGCCGTGACGCGGGGTAATATTATAGGGATCGAACGAAGAGAAAACTCTTGATAAGAGAATCTTCGCTTCGCGAGCGACTTCAACAGTACTAGATTCGGAAGATATCTTCCTACGTCTAATATAAGTTGAAGATTCGTTCAAAAGGGCACCTCGGATCGACTCCAAAGTCCCCTGAACGGTTGACAAGTCATCCTCAGTCTTAATAAACTGTGAGATGACTGCGTTCTCCTGTTCTGCGGAATAAGGCAACTCATACTTGTAAAACAAGTAACAGAGTTGTCTTATAGCTCCGACGGCTTGTATGTTCGGTTGCGGAAGTAATCCACCATCTGGCTGGAGAACTAAACTGAAAAGTTCACCTAGAAATCTAGGCAACTTACTATTAGGCATAGGATCAAACCTATGCTCAATAGAGTTCAATTTAGCATATCCAGACAAGGCTTTATCAAAGGCCTTACCCAGTTTTGGTAAACTCTTAGTTAGAAAACTAAGGCCTTCCGCAGTACAGCGACTACTTACCTTTTCAAGGGTATTTCGTCGTTGTGTAATGCTGAAAGCATCACCAAACATGACAAAGACGTCGTGTAGTGAGGCGGCGATGATATTAAACTCATCTAGGCTATTATAAGGAGCCATTTATGGTGTCCTTTCCTAGCTACGCCCCGCAACACGATTCGGCGAGCTCCATAGCGGTTGAGCTACTAATTGTGCATGACGACAACGTTTGTTCCACTGATACGATCAATTAAGTTCGTATCATGGAGAACGTTGTCAACGTGTGGCAACAGTAGCCTAACATATGGCTGAAGTTCTGTGCAACCTACTAAGCTGAAGGCGATTAAGCCTCCAACTAAGGAGAGAAACACAGTCAAGAGGCAACTGACCCGGTTTGAATAACGGCCTTTAAACATAAACAAAACTTCAATGTTTATGCCTCAGAGGCCACCGGAGAGCAGAGCCGCGGCTCCATTCCCAGTACAGTCGTATTTGATGGTTGTATCTGCACCTGTTGAGGCGCAGAACGACATCACTTCCGCAAGGACGTCTGCCATCTTTGTACTTGTAGTCAGCGCACCAACCGGTGCGTCGAGAACAAGATACGCAGATACAGTAACGTTCTTGGTCGAATCAACGCCCGAAGTGACCACTTGGTCAAATCGGACCATTGAACGACGCCGTCGAGAAAATCCGGCACCAGTCTCTTGATGCGAAATCTTGAGACGATGAGCCAGATTTGGAGTTTCGTTGACAACAGC